CTCCAACACTGGCATCACTGATAAGGTCGTTGAAGTCGTTAGTAAGGAGAGTCTTTTCTTTAGTGGTAAGAAAATCAGTTGCCACTTAGTTTTCCCAACTCAACTCAGGATCAGTCTTTCCCTGGTAGTGAGAGGCATCACGCCCAAAAATATCAACGTTAAAATCAAACCGATCAAAGCTCTCACTAGGAGTCTGCGCCCTAGCTTCGTAGCTAAGGATCATACGCTCAAATTCTTTAATAATCCCTCTTCTATCGACAGAGAATTGGCCTCCGGCATCCGCACCAACGCGAAATTGAATAGCCTTCTCAATAAAAGTAGCTGCCCTAGCTCTAAGGGCAATTGCTGCCGCCCGAAAAACATTACTGTCAAGACCAAGTATCCCATCAAGCTCAGCATCGTTAAAAATGGCAGTAGCACTGGTTACGTCTCCTATAAGGAGCCGAACCTTGTCACGATCACCACTTAAACTATCGTTGTAGGTAAACGCCACGTCAGTTAACCACTAACCTGAGCTGCCTACGTTTTTCATCAAAAACGGATTTCCTAATATTCCTGCAAGCAACACACTGACGCTTGCCATGCCAAACATAGACATTGTTACCATCTTCAAAGGAATGACCATGCTTACATTTGAAGTTTATCTGCTCTCCAGGGCGGCGATTCTCCCATTTTGGGTTACGCCAGCCACGGCGTACATGCTCATTATATGATCGACAAGTTCTACAGTGACGTTTACCTCTCCACCAGTAGATATTGTCCTCAGTGTAAGAA